GTGAACTGTATGTCATTTAACTGCGGCACACTCGGTAATATCAATAATTTTCAGGGGGATTTTGAGTGGCAGGGGGGATCGTGGGATTATCCAAATTATAGAGGATTAAGTCTTGGCACAAGTGCGGGTCATGTGATGTGCCGATTGGGTCGTATTGAATACAACCCATGTGCCACAGGTGCTTTAATTGACGGCTCAAATGCGACGGCATCTTGTGTATTGAGCGGTGCTTTGTTTGTGTTTGCAGCACCGAGCACTGCGACCCCAACATCTGAAACGATGTTTAAAGCATCATATGATAATCAGTTTAAATTTTCTGATTCAAGGATTCTTGATCATTCCGCGAGTGCAGCATTAACGCAGAATTATAAAATTGGTAACGGCTATAAAGTTATTACAGATAATGTGAAATCAATTACATTGTTCGATTACTTTATTTCAAAGTCATGCGTCAACGCTCAAGGTGTTGGTCTGTGGTCGATTGTGAATGCGAGTACATACTTAAACTATTCAATTAACAAAGACACACAGCAACTTGTAATCTCATCAAGTGCAACAGTACCGCAGGAACAGATTATCAATGTTTTTATTCCGATGCGTGAACTTAGACGGTTTACAGATGTGTCAGCACTGATAACCGCGACAGTTCCGAACGTAGCTTGTAATGTCGCTTTCAGTATTGGATACCGTGACCCGCTGGGTCCTTCAAACGTGCTTGGTTCTTCGTATTATATTGATAACAACGAAGGTGGCGCATACACTCTCAATAACGGCAAAACATTCCCTTATGGAGTTTATAACAGCATAAGAATCGCAAAACATTTCAAGCACGATCAGGGTGCAAATTACACGGAGCAAGGCCTGATCTTGAAATTTAATTTATTTAATCTTCTTGCAAGTTCCGGCAATATTTACATAGATGCTAACGCGACCGGTGCAATCACACTGTAATACACAACAAACAACTCCAAGCCCTTTGCTTTAATAGCTTAGGGCTTTTTTTAATGCCCAAATTAAGGAGACAAATATGGGCAAAGAAGGCACCTTTGCTGAGGCTTTAACTGCAATCATTACCTATGGTTGGATTATTGCTATCGCGATGCTGGGCGGTTTGGTGAAATTTATTCGAAAGCTAAATGAATCTAAAGAGCCAAAACCATTGAGATATATTTTTTTACGCTTTGCTGGGGAAATGATTATTTCATCATTTGCCGGGATTATAACGGTATTGATTTGCCTGTATTGGGAAATGCCAATTGTACTTATAGGTGTGTTGGCTGGTGTGTCTGGCCATTTGGGTGGAAAGGCGATTGATACTTTCGAGCTTGTTTGGAAATCCATTATTTCAGGCGGTAAATTGCAATGATCGACCAATCAAATCAGATTGCACAAGCCTACTCATGGTTACGTGCAATGTCAGGCGGTAAACTCACTCAAGACCAAGTCAGTGCTGGCGATTCAATCATTGCACTGAATGGCTTCGATGTATTTGCAAAACTCATAGGATTCAAACTCGAAAATCATGTGACAGGTTTGCGTGATATTTCGGCCAATGGATATGAGCTCATTAAAGAGTCAGAAGGCTTTAAGTCGGTTGCATATCTCGACACAGGCGGAGTGTGGACCATCGGTTACGGTACCATCAAATACCCAAATGGCAACCGAGTTAAAAAGGGCGACCGATGTACACAGGCTGAGGCGTTAGAGTGGCTTAAAAATGATTGTCAGTGGGTAGATGCTTGTCTTGATAAATATGTAAAAGTTACGGTAAGTCAGAATCAGTTTGATGCATTGGCCAGCTTTGTCTATAACGTTGGTGAAACGGCTTTTGTTAAAAGCACAATGTTAAAAGCATTGAATGCTGGCAACTATGCAGGCACCGCAACACAATTTGATCGCTGGGTGTATGACAATGGCAAGAAGATTCAAGGCCTATATAATCGGCGTATGCGTGAAAAAGAGTTATTTTTAAAAGCGGCTTAGGCCGCTTTATTGTTCTCTAACTGCTTCGGCCCCGCGTATCTTACGCTTAATCATATAAGTATCAGCTTCATCTCTACTAAGAAAGTTTTTGGCGCCATCTTTTTGTTTTAAAAATCTGTATTGGGTCATGTGCATGGCATCTATGTCAGAATAATCTTGATATTCTTCGTAAGTGACCGTGCCGACATGCAGATATAAGTCACCCTTTTTAATGTAATAGCGTGACATAATCAATTCCTTTGCTTTTGCTCACTTTAATCATATACTGTGCGCAAATTTAATTTTCCCTTTTTTTGCACGTTGTAAGTACTTTTTAATTAGAGTACATAATTGTGTACATGTTTTCAGAGTAATCTATGGCGTCAGCTAAAAAATCCGTTGATATCAAAAACATACGTAACTTCTCGATCATTGCTCACATCGATCACGGCAAGTCAACTTTGGCTGACCGTTTTATTCAGATGTGTGGTGGTTTACAAGACCGTGAAATGCAGGCTCAGGTCTTGGATTCAATGGAGCTTGAACGCGAACGTGGGATTACCATTAAAGCGGCATCGGTCACACTGTATTATACGCATCCAAATGGTCAGGAATATCAACTGAACTTCATTGATACACCAGGGCACGTTGACTTTTCTTATGAAGTTTCTCGCTCACTTGCTGCTTGTGAAGGTGCATTATTGGTCGTCGATGCTGCGCAGGGTGTAGAAGCACAGTCAGTTGCAAACTGTTATACCGCGATTGAGCAGGGATTAGAAGTTCTTCCCATTTTAAACAAAATTGATTTACCACAGGCTGAACCTGAACGCGTCATTCATGAAATTGAAGAAATCATCGGGATTGAAGCGACGGATGCACCCACCTGCTCTGCAAAAACAGGTTTGGGCGTAGAAGGGGTACTTGAACGTTTAGTCGATGTGATCCCGCCTCCAGAAGGTGATCGTGAAGCACCTTTACAAGCCTTGATTATCGACTCATGGTTCGATAACTATCTGGGCGTTGTGTCTTTGGTACGGATCAAGCAAGGACGTATTCGTAAAGGCGACAAAATGTTGGTCAAATCCACAGGTCAGGTCCATCCTGTAACTTCTGTGGGGGTGTTTAATCCGAAACATACCGAAACAGATATCCTTGAAGCGGGTGAAGTTGGTTTCGTGATTGCGGGGATTAAAGATATTTTTGGTGCGCCAGTGGGTGACACCATCACTTTATCTTCAACACCTGAAGTTGCGACTTTACCAGGTTTTAAAAAGGTTAAACCACAGGTGTACGCAGGCTTATTTCCGATTGATTCCAGTGATTTTGAACCATTCCGAGAAGCATTACAAAAACTACAAATTAATGATTCTGCTTTGTTCTTTGAACCTGAAAGTTCAGATGCGCTTGGTTTTGGCTTCCGTTGCGGCTTCTTGGGTATGCTGCACATGGAAATCGTACAAGAACGTTTAGAGCGTGAGTATGATCTAGATCTGATTAGCTCTGCACCTACGGTGGTATATGAAGCTGTAACTAAAAAAGGCGATACCATCTATATCGACAGCCCATCTAAAATGCCAGATGGGAGTTTGGTTGAAGATTTGCGTGAACCGATTGCAGAATGTCATATTCTTGTTCCTCAGGAATATCTGGGCAATGTCATGACCTTGTGTATCGAACGTCGTGGTGTGCAAAAGGATATGAAATTTTTAGGCAATCAGGTTTCAGTGACTTTTGAAATTCCGATGGCAGAAGTGGTGATGGATTTCTTTGATAAATTGAAATCGTGTTCGCGTGGTTTTGCATCGTTGGATTATAACTTTGTGCGTTTTGAAAGTTCATCTCTGGTTAAGGTTGATGTATTAATTAATGGTGAAAAGGTCGATGCTTTGGCCATGATCTGTCACCGTCAGGATGCGCGTCATCGTGGTATTGCACTGGTTGAAAAGATGAAAGATCTGATTCCACGTCAAATGTTTGATGTGGCGATTCAGGCGGCGATCGGTGCGCAGGTGATTGCTCGCTCTACTGTTAAAGCGATGCGTAAAAACGTCTTGGCGAAATGTTATGGTGGTGACGTATCGCGTAAGAAGAAATTACTTGCGAAACAAAAAGAAGGTAAGAAACGCATGAAACAGGTGGGTAGTGTTGAAATCCCACAAGAAGCGTTCTTAGCTGTATTAAAAGTCGATAGATAA